GGTAGCTGAAGAATATAAAGAGTGGACAGTTGACAATGAAAGAGCGGACGGTAGTATGCATGCTGCTTTACCATTAGTTTTATTTGACACTGCCAACGCAGTATTTGATTTAGAAAATGAAAACGACAACGCCCAAGTAGGCAGGGCTATGGCCTACATTAAGCAGGCATTTATATCTTTCCCAGTTATTATAATTAGTCACACCGCTAAGGTTCTTGGCTCCGGGGAATCAGATTATCTTTCACCGAGAGGAGCATCAGCATGGACAGGAGACGCGCAAGGAGTCTACACAGTATTTAAAGATGGAGAAGAAAACATATCTCCTCGTATTTTAAAAGCCACCAAAGTGAGGTTCCCTCCATCTTTTCCAGAGGTAACATTCGATGTAATAACTAACAAAGAAATTCATAAGGACATACTCGGTTATGACTCTGAAATATGGTTTATGCACTCTATCGCTAGGATACTTAAAGATGGTGAAAGAAGCCAGTTGAAAGAAGACATTAAAGAAGCTAAAGAACAAGAGCAGTGGGAGCGTATATGCAATGATTTAGTACAGCTCATACGCAACGATGAAGGTAAAAGTAGGAGTTATTATGAACGGATGCCTGTAGCTAGTGGAGGAGTAAAAGCAAGTCAAGAGCGTAAAGAAAGAGCCATTGAAAGTTTGATGAAAGAAGGTAAAATAGAAATGATAATGTTGGATAAACCCAAAGGTAGAGCCAACCATTATTTACAAGTTGTAGGTAACTCTGAAGGTAAATATGAAATATAAGTTAGTCGTTCGTTTTAGCTATCGTTCGAACTATCGTGCCGAACGAACGATTACCGATCAAGGGACGGAGGAGAGGGCATTTCTGCCTCTCTCCGTAGTCGGTTAGACGGGTTTAGTAGTGATCGTTCGTTCGGTATACCTCTCTAATAGAACGAACGATTACTTTCTACTTTACTTTCTAAAATAATGAGACTATAGTTTGAAGCAAACTAGAAGGAGGGATTAGTTTTAATGTCTGATGAAGGTGACAAGAAAGTCGTTGTTATACGTCCTAACGCTAGGAAACACAATCGTCAGGCTGTGATGAATGCTCTCTGTCCCCTGTTAGAAAATGGTATGTCCTTAACCGCTGCTTGCGCTAAGCTTCCGGAAGCTCCAAGTTCTAGCCAAATTCTTGACTGGGTTTCCGCGGAGCCGGCGTTAGCCGAGCAGTACGCTCGCTCGCGCGAGACAGGATATAAGATGATAGCAGATGAAATCTTAGCTATCTCAGATGAGAACTATACAACAGTAGAGGAAGACGTTGTTGATGAAGCAGGCAATCCGGTGCTTGACGCTAAAGGTGTCCGGCTACAGCGCACAGTTAAGGTGCCTCTGTCCAATGAAGCGATAGCCAGAAACAGACTGAGGATAGATAGCCGTAAGTGGATGCTTAGCAAGATGCTGCCCAAGCTGTACGGTGACAAGCTCACTACCGAGCACACAGGGCAGGACGGAGGACCTATCCAGCTGGCAGCGGTCGACCTTAAGAAGCTGACCGATGAAGAGATCAAGGCAATGACACAGATGATGAAAAAGATTGAAGAGGGACAATGAAAACAAACCAGCTTTCTTCTCCCAGCGTCATGCTTGATCTCCTGAAGAACGAGAAGGATAGGCGAGCTGCATCATCTTCATTGTACGAGTTCGTCAAGCAATCATGGCACGTCGTAGAGCCAGGTATCCCATTCATTGGGGGATGGCATATAGAACAAATTTGTGAGCATTTGGAAGCTTGTTCGCAAAACGATATAAAAAAGCTGTTGGTGAATATACCACCACGCCATTCTAAATCTACAATTGTAAGTGTCATGTGGCCCATGTGGGAATGGCTAACAGATCCTGCTCAGAAGTTTTTGTGTGCTAGTTATTCTGGCAATTTGAGTATTAGAGATAATTTGAAATCTAGACGTTTGATACAATCCCCATGGTACCAAGAAAGATGGGGTCACATGTTTGATCTAGCAGGAGATCAAAATGCCAAACAAAGATATGAAAATGATAAAACCGGATACAGGCTAGCCACATCAGTTGGTGGTACAGCGACAGGTGAAGGTGGTTCTCGCTTATTATTAGATGATCCACATTCGGCACAAGAAGCTCAATCTGATGCAATTAGAGAAGCAGCGGTTGAATGGTTCGATGTAGTTTGGTCCACACGATTAAATGACCCTAAAAAAGATGTTATGGTAACTATTATGCAAAGGTTACATGAAAGAGACATCTCTGGACATATAATAAATGACATTGGTGGGTGGGAACATCTAGTAATTCCTGCAGAATGGGATGGAATTAAAAGAACAACTTCTATGGGTAAATACGACCCTAGAGAAAAAGTAGGAGAATTAATCTGTCCAGACAGATTTGGTGAAAAAGAAATTGCAGATTTGAAAAAATTATTAGGAGTGTATGGTTCAGCTGGGCAGTTGCAACAAGAACCTACACCAAGTGATGGGGGTATATTAAAAACAAGCTTTTTAGAAATGTGGCCTCATGATGAAGGATTACCTCCTTTTGAATACATCCTTCAATCTTATGATTGCGCCTTTACAGAAAAAACCACAGGAGACCCTACAGCATGTACAGTGTGGGCTATATTCACCCATGAAGGTTCTAGACATGTAATGTTGATAGATGCATGGGATGAACATTTAAGTTATCCTGATTTGAGAGAAAAAGCGATAAAAGGATGGGGTAAAGAGTACGGTGGTATGACCAAGGAGAGTCCGTATAGCAGAGCAAAAAGACCAGATAGGATTTTAATAGAGGCTAAAGCTAGCGGACAATCCCTTTTACAAGACTTACGTCTTGCTAAGGTTCCGGCCATCGGGTATAATCCAGGAAATGCAGATAAAATAAGTAGGGCGCATCAAGCTGCACCAACTTTAGAATTAGGAATGGTGTGGATACCAGAAAGCAAGAAAACTCCAGGACATGCTGTTTCATGGGCACAGCCTTTTATAAAACAACTAGCTAAATTCCCTGTAGCTACTCACGATGATTATGTAGATACCTTTACCCAAGCTATTATATATTTAAAAAATGACCACTGGTTCGATCTACCACAAGCGAGAGATCCTGATGAAAGAAAAGTTATACCGTTCCCCAATGTTAACCCATATGCTGCTTAGGAGTTGTTATGCCTGAAGATGCACCTTTGTCAAATGCTCAACGATATTTAGACGCAAACCCAGACGTGTTAGCTAATGCAGAAGCAAGAGCTGAAGGTATGGATTTTGTTGAAGGAGGGAGACAAGGTTTTTTAGAAAGTGTTGCGCGAGAACATTATGATTCTTTTGGCATGAATGAAGGCCGCGCTAATTTTGAAATGCAATCTTTCAATCCTGAAAATAGAGCCCAGTTTGTAGACAACACTCCTGCACCTTCACGCGATCCCGTGCACCCGACCATGTTAGCTATTGCTGAAATGCTAGAAGGTACTAGGCCTGTTTACGACGAGGAAGAAGACATAACATATATGCAATTTTTTGGCAAGAAAGAAGAGCCTGATTTTTTAGGAAGCTATTACGATCCAGGTAGCCAGCAAACAACAGCGCAATTAGATGAGCTTTTAGCTAGAATTAACCCAACTTACCGCAGAAGCGTCATTGGTGGAGACACAGGAGACACTAATGAAGACATGGTCGGCAGGGAGATGGACAATGCGATAAGAGGATTGTATGTTCGCCGAGGACATTTAGGAGAGATACCTTCTATATTTGATGACGCTGGCGGAGAAAGAGAGCTTATAAGAGCTTATGCCCAGCTAGGAAACCAACCTGCTAATTTGATGGGAGGCAAAAAAGGCACCCGATCTTATGATAACAAATTTACTTATGACACTTATGACGGTGTTCCTTTAAGTTTAGCAGACATAGAGAAAAACAAATATATAACTCTATTAAACAAAAACTTTTCGCCTTCATCTAGTCAAGGTTACGGAGAAGGAAGAGAATGGGAAGGCGGTCTGTATGGTTTTGGTTTTGAAGACTTAACAGACTTAGTTAATGCTGTTCCTGAAATGGTTAGGCAAGCTGGACCGTTGACAAACTTAGTTCCAGGAATGACCACCCCAATAACTATGGGCAAATTTATGTATGACAATCCTGATGGCTTGCCTGTAACAGACTTTTTGAAGATGGGCGGTGCAGAAGGACTGTTGTTAGGAGACATGGGGCAAACATGGAATTACGCTACTAACCCTGCTCCTTATGTTCCAGCTGCAGCAATGCCTATTCCTCAATATGATGTCGGCACCAACCCTACGTTCGACACAATACAATACAATGATTTAGACCCGAGCCAGACAACTGTTGTGAGCAGAGGACTTCCTGATGCAGACCAAGGCTATGGTGTTCGGCCTGCATTTGATCAGCCGTTTGATGTCAGCTATCCTCTTCCAAGCAGTATTAATTGGGATCAAACAGGAGGTTCTTACATGGTACCAAACGACCAAGGTTATGGAGGTTATTATAATCCTGGTTATGGGTCTTATTACAATCAAAGCGTGCTACCTTACATGAATGACGAAAGTACTGGTGTAACTATAAAAGATTTTCAAATAGGGCATGGTGGAGATTTAGTATACACTCCTTCACATGTTATGTATGATCCTTATGACTACTCATATGCTCCAGGAGTTTTTGGAGACTATGATCCTTTGAATGTAGGATTTAAAGAAGGTGGTTCCACATCTTTGAAAGACAGTTTGCAAATAGACACCCCTAGAAGAACTCCCAACCACCCATCAAGTTCCCATGTAGTAAAAACTATGGTTAATGGTAAAGAGAAAATGATTAGATTTGGAGAACAGGGAGCTAAAACTAATCAGAATCCTAAACAGCGTAAAGCATTTAAGGACCGACACAGAAAAAATATAAATAAAGGTAAGTCATCTGCAGCATATTGGGCAGACAAAGTAAAATGGAAAGCAGCCGAAGGAGGTCTAATTGAATTTAATCCTGATGAAATTAGTTCTTTGGCAGCTGAAATTGAAAAGGGTATGAACAATGGCTGATGAGCAAGTAGAAATAACCCAAGAAGAAATGACTGTAATTGAACTTCCAGAAGAAGAGTTAGAGGTAGAAGACACTGCAGATGGAGGAGCAGTTATAAAGTTAGAAACTGTTTCTATTAAACAAGGTTCTGATCATTTTGCTAATATTGTAGAAGAAGTTGATCGTTCTAAGTTGAGAATCTGCATTAGTGACTTATTGACAAAAATAGGACGTGATAAAGAAGCTAGACAAAAAAGAGACAAACAATATGAAGAAGGATTGCGCAGAACAGGTTTAGGTGATGATGCTCCAGGAGGAGCACAATTTGCCGGAGCAAACAAAGTGGTGCATCCAATGCTAGTAGAAGCTTGTGTAGACTTTTCAGCTAGGTTCATCAAAGAAATATTTCCTCCAAATGGGCCTGTTAAATCTAAAATTATAGGTGAAACAGACAAAGTTAAGGTAGAAAAAGCGCAACGCAAAACAGAGTTTATGAACTGGCAAGCTACAGAACAGATGGTAGAGTTTCGTTCTGAGTTAGAGCAGTTATCTACGCAATTACCTTTAGGCGGTGGACAATACATGAAATATATGTGGAATCCTCAGCACAGCAGGCCAACATCTGAGTTCGTGCCGATTGACGATGTTTATCTTCCTTTTTCTGCTACTAACTTTTATACTGCAGAACGCAAAACTCACGTACAATATATCACTCATATGGAATATCAAAAACGAGTTGACGCAGGAATGTACTCTGATGTAGATTTGCCAAGTCCTAATCAACCAGAGTTTTCAAAAGCAGAACAAGCAAATGAAAAAATTGAGGGTAAACAAAACACATCTTACAATGAAGATGGTTTAAGAACGATTTACGAAGTTTATACATATTTAGAAATGGAAGATGAATACGGTCTTGCTCCTTACATTATTTCAATTGACAAATCTTCTGACAAACCGCTGTCATTATATCGTAATTGGGAAGAAGATGACGAAAGAAAAAACGAATTAGATTGGATGGTTGAGTTTCCTTTTGTGCCTTGGCGCGGAGCTTATCCGATTGGTTTGACGCACATGATCGGAGGGTTGAGCGGTGCGGCAACTGGTGCGTTAAGAGCTTTATTAGATTCAGCATATATTCAAAACGTCCCAACTTTATTAAAATTAAAAGGTGGGCCGAATGGTCAAACATTAAATGTTCAACCAACTGAGATTGTCGAGATGGAAGGTGGCGCACTAGTAGACGATGTTCGCAAATTAGCCATGCCTTTACCGTTTGCAGGGCCAAGCCCGACATTATTTCAACTGTTAGGGTTTTTAGTTAATGCAGGAAAAGGAGTAGTTCAAACATCATTTGAAAAATTTAGTGACCAAAACCCTAATGCGCCTGTTGGTACGACGATGGCAATTATAGAGCAAGGCATGGTTGTGTTTAGCTCTATTCATTCACGTTTGCATTCAGCGATGGCGAGAAGTTTTAACATACTGCATCGTATAAACAGTATGTATTACACCCAAGAAGAATTAGATGCTGTTAATGCAGGTCTTTCTATAAGTGCAGAAGATTTTGATGGGCCTTCAGATGTTGTTCCTATAAGCAATCCTGCAATATTTAGTGAAGCACAAAGATTTGCTCAAATTCAAGCTATAATGCAAAGAGCTTCAGCTATACCTCAAATGTATGACCAAAGAGCTGTAGAAGAAATGTTTCTACGGACTCTAAAAATTCCAGGATCTGAAGTTTTAAATCCAATACCAGGATCTGAAGATAGAGACCCAGTGAGCGAAAATGTTGCAGCAGCTATGGGTCAAGGTATTTATGTCCTGCCTTATCAAGATCATCTAGCTCATTTAGAAGTGCATCTACCTTTTCTAAAATCTCCTTTATTTGGAGCTAATCCTGCAGTAGCTCCTACTTTTCTTTATCCTATGGCTTTACATTTGAGAGATCATCTTTTAAATTACTATTTAGCTGAATCTCATCAAGCTATAGACCAAGCACAACAGAAAAGTTTGATAGGAGAAGATGCAGAACAAGAAGTAGAAATAATTTTAAGAGTTCAAAAGTTTATAGAAGAGCAGTTAGGTGGATTTGGGCAAGAATTAACAGAAATAAACCAGATAGCAGAGCAATTTAAACCAGAAATGCAAGTTCCAGGAAACGAAGCTATGAAAATAGCAGAACTTAGTGCTCAAATGAAGCAAGGAGAGCTAAAACAAAAAGCGGAAAAAGACAATGCTCAACTTCAATTAGATAATTTGAAATTAGAAACTACTACTCAGTTGCAAGAATTGAAAATAACGCAAGCTGCTGAGATAGAAAGAGCAAAACTAGCTTCAATAGAAGCAGATAGACAGCAGAGGGCAGAACTTCAAGGTTTAAGAGAGCTTTCTGAAACAGAAAGAAACAATATTAGAGAAATGTCAGAAACAGACCGTATGAATACTCGTGAAAGAAATGAAAATAAGAGAAAAGAAGCAGATTTAGCTGCACGAGAAAGGATGAACGCTTCGGATAATATGACGGCTAAAGAATTAGCCGAAATGGAAATAGAATCTGGAGAAAAAATACCTTATTCTACTGGAGGAGGTATTGATCAGAATCCTTAAACCCTAATCGTTCGTTCTATTAAGTAATAGACCGAACGAACGATTAAAATTTTACGGAATGTAAGTGAATGCAAAATTTTTTAAAACCTTTAAATATAGAAGTTAAATCAACCACTATTAAGATTAAAAATGCTAAACAAAAATACAAATATCTCTGTTATAATGTGGCAGGAATATCTGGTAACGCTGATTGGAAAGAAGCAGTGAATTCACAATTGAGAAAAAATGCCTTATCTACAAAGTAACATACCCCATTTTAAATGTTGGGTGCGTAGGGAGTACACCTTTAATCATGAAAAGTTTCATGGAGAGTTTATTCATGGTATGGCTGTCGCCGTTACAACAATTCCTTGTAGGAGTCTTAGTTTTCAGATGATTTTTACCGGAGCTGAAACATATGACAATGATGAGCCCAATGTTCATGGTGGTGCAATGTGGGCAAGAATGCCCATAACTGCGTTAGTTGCAGACACAGCTTATGATGAGTGGCCTGTTCCGATGGCAA